CCCTTCTTCACCGACACGGGCACTGAAGTGCAATACGATGAGGGTAAATGTACCTCCATCACGACAATGCGCCAACAAAGGCGCATTGCAGGAAGTCCCTATGATATGGGTATAGAGTGGTCTGGCTTTTCTAGTCAGAAATGGTTTATACTTGGGGCTCTTGGCTTAGCCAAGGCTCCTGGTGTCAAACCTGACTGAATCCGTATCCTCGGTCTCGGTTGGCATTATCCATAAGTGAATAATAACTCCATAAAACCTAAGGAATAGAACCATGGCTCTCGCAGATCCTCAGACAGTTACCATTAACGCCATCGCTAATGTGATGCCGCGTACTGGCTTTTCGGCCAATAGTGGTAGCTTTACTAAGGCAGATGGAGATCGCAAGCTTGAGATCTCCCACTCCAGTGGATCAAGGATCCGCCACCTTATCCGTTTTACGGATAAGCAAACGGTGGCAAATCCTCTTGTTCCAACACAGAACCAGGCGGTCAATATGTCTGTTCACATTGTGATCGACATGCCGCGTAATGGTTATACTGTGGCCGATATCGCTAAGATCTCGGCTGGGTTTGCAGCTTGGGCTACCGAAGCGAACCTTACTAAGGTTCTCGCCGGCGAGTCCTGAACGTGTAGCTTGCTACTCGTTTTTGCAATCTGGTACATGTACGGCTCTGGTGGTATTTATGCCACCAGAGTCGTGCTTGTCACTGCAGTCATGGTTTGGATCTCACACCTTTATGAAAGGGAAAGATGAAAAGCCATATAAATCTATTCACAACTGTTCTGCAGGAAGCAGGACAGTATTGTGGCGTCAACACCTCGGCTGATGAGAAAACTGTCAGCCGTCGTTTGTCGAAAGAAGGCGAGTCGTTCTTGACGATTAGCCTTCCTTCCTACGAGAAGGACCTATTACAGGCTCTTGATCGCGGGGAGATTACCTCCGACCTGTTTACCGGTTTCCGGCACTCAGGGGGTTTCCCGTTGTTATTTTCGGGTTTCCTTCGGATAATTTTCGACAGCTCCGGTAAAATCCGTGAAACTTCAGACAGCCTCGTTAAGGCCATCCGAAGTCTGCGACAGGTACTTCTGTTCCTGTCAAAGATTGAGCTTGATAGCTCGCCTTTAAGAGTTAGGAAAGTTCTTAACTCCTATAAGATCACGGACACTGAGCTTGACTTCGACCCCAGTAACGTATCATGGACCCAGGATTGGGTTCATGTGTGGGGTGTCAGGAATGCCGCCAAGGCTGCCTTTGGGCAGTACCTCGACGACGTAGAACAGACCCTCTATGAGGATTCTGTTTTCCGTGGATTTCACGGACCTGGAGCGGTTGCGGATCACACTGGTAATAATGCCAGGTGGGCTTTAAACCGCTGGACAGAGAGATTGGAAGCCGTACTGCCTGCGGAGAGCACACTTTCGTGCAACCTCCACGACTATATGGACCAAGAGTATCTCTGGCTTAGTGAGGAGCAGGAGCCGCCTGTGAGGGTGGTCACTGTTCCGAAAACGATGAAGGGC